TCAAAAATATAAAAAAGCATATTTTTATTTCTATAAAAATATATATATAAGAGAGAAAATCAAAAACTGAAAATTATTTTTTGTTTCTCTCTCTTATATATAATAATAATTAAAAAAGAAATCTGGTAACAAGACAATCTCTTTTTTATTTCTCGCCAGATTATTTTTTTTAATTAAATTATTTTTTTATATGAGTACTCTTATATATAATATATATATAATAAAAAGAAAAGCTCTGCCACTATATGGTAGCAGAGTATTTTTCTTTTGGGGCTCATAAATTTTCTATTTTATTTTATAAAAGAAAGTGTAATGTATGTAAATCGGTTTAAAAACATACTTACAGTTATTATAATAATATATATACTATAAGAAGTCAAGAGTTAATTTTTATTTTTTTTGATTTCTTATATATATATTATTATAAAACAAAAAGACTTTCTTTAGTTATGCCGAAAGGTGGTGAGTAGAAACATAACCAAGAAAGTCATTTTTGCGTATTTAATATTATAAGGAGATATTTCACTATGCACCAAAGGACTATATATATTGAGCACATGAAATAGTGTAAGAGAAGAGTGTGGATATTCTGTGAAGCCAGCTCTTCCTTACACTATATATATTAATATAAAGAGAGAATTGTGTCAAGAACTTTTTTATAAAATTATATAAAAAGTTTTCTCTTCTTATATTAATATACATATATCTGATAAGACAAACATCTTTATGATTTTTCGTCAGCCACAAATATTTTTAAATATTTTTTTATGTAATGTGATTAACAGAAACCAAAGTGCTATTAATATATATATACATTATATATATGTTTTTTTGAAACAACTATATCTATTTTTTTATATATATAATTCACACGGCGAAGCCATAATACTCTGATTTAGATAGAGTGTTGATTATCTATGGAGAAACACACACAGCGTAGCGGGCAAGCTTCTGAGATGATATGCTTATTCAATGCCAGTGCCCGTAGGGTTATTCTATTTTTATTCTTGTGTACCCGAAGCATCGAAGCACTTGTATTCTTTCTCCCAAATACATGTCTTCTTGAGATTTTTTTAATATTTGGGATACAATAAAAAGAAGCCCACAAAACAATGAAAAACTTACTTCTTTTTATGTACCCACCACTATTATACAAGGTGTTCTGTATCATCGTAATATCACCTGCCTTTCTGGATAAGTTTAACGACATTCCAGGTCTACGAATTTTTTATTTTAAATTTATTTCAAAAACTACTTGACTTTATTGTTTACTTATATTATTATGTAGATAACATATAAAAGCTGTTGAGTGTATTGAACATCTTTTTAAAAACATAAACGTTAATACACAGTGGCCTATCTACTGAATATAGGAGGGTGCTCCATAGGACGAAACCTACACTAGACTGCGATGTCTATAAAAAGTTACTAGGAGACCAGTTGGAGACGCACAACTATAAAACGGTAGTTTTACCAGCTCATTCAGAGAATCGGTACGGCATGATTTGTTTAGCAGTAATACTCGTTTAAATACTACATAGACAATGTTAGTATATGAGTATAGTAAATATAGACTCTGATTGTCGTAAAAGGGGAAGTGGTTTCTGCTCCTCTCTAGTCTTATTATGATATTGCTAATAATAAGATAAATCAAACAGGGTCTTATTTGTGTACTCAAACATAGTCATTGAGTAAGATATATAGTATATCTCCAAATAAGAAGTTACATAGATAATCTGCCAGAGTTGTTGTATCTATGTAAGGGCTCACTGAATATTGTGTAGGATATTGGGATTACTCTTAACCTCTTGTGTGAACAAGAATCTCTAGGACTGAGTATGAGATAGAGCATAGCCTAATCGCTATGTTAAGGTTTCGATTATCGTTGACTAGGGATAATTACGTCCAAAATCAAATGACAATATATAATCTTGTTTACCTAAATACAATATTTCAAAAAAGCTTTTAAGTTTAAACTTATTATCTTGTTTAAAAGAAAATAAAATACAATATAATAATTCTATTTATGTGAAACTATATTTTAATATGTATTTCATTACATATTAACTTATAGTTTTTTTTTGTTATTAATTAAACTTCAACAACACACGCGGATTATAGTTTCTTAATTAAAAATTAAGCTATATGGTATTAATGTAACTCTATGCCACAGGGGAATCAAAAAAGAGTCCTGAAACAGAAACTATAATCTTATTATGTGGCTATCCATCATATATGTGAACGTCAACTATCAGGCTATCTGAAATAATATGTTGCTTATTTTATTACAAAATATATTTTAATGTAATATGATATAATTATCTGGTAAATATCAATCATTCATTCTTTTTTACTAGATGAATAAGGCCGCACGTTTATGATTAGATAGAATATTGGCATAACTCGGCCTTTCGTTAATGATTCGGAGAGAAGCTAAGAGCAGCAACAGTATCATAGTATCGAAGCATATATACTCTCTGCGAACAGCGGCAATGAGCCTTACTACATAGTAAGATACAAATAAGAATTATAAAATTCTTATTTATTTATTTGAATACTTATAATAGAAATAACCATTATAAATACTCAAATAAATAAATAAAAAGATAAGCCCCAGATACCTTTTTTACAAGATAACTGGGGCTTACTTTAATTATTTAGAAAGTACTAAAAAAGATTTAGTACTTCCATTAGAACATGCAAATGTGTTACCGCATTTAACATGCCAAGAACCAAAGAATGCTTTTCTTACAAGGTCTTTGGTTTCAACTGTCCACTCATCTTTAAGCGGGCAATCAAATTTACCTACAGCCACACCATTAATTACAATCGCATCATAAGTGCGACCGTTATATTGGTCATTGTGATATGGTTTTAGTTCAACTTTAATACCATCTTCAGATACACGTTTTAAGATTTGTTCCATTGGAAAGAAAATCTTTTTAACATATACTGTAATATCGTTGATTTGATTATTTTGCTCTTCAAGTTGTTCAAGCATATGCTCTTTAACAACTTTAGTAGCAAAAAATACTTCTTTACCAGATTCATTTATTTCTTTTGCAATAGTATAAATACCATCTGGAATGTTTACACCATATGCTGCTTTACCATCTAAAACAGCATAATGATTTGTAAACTCAACTTTAGTCCCCTCTTCGATATCACAAAGAATGAGTTTTTCTTTAGCAATATGTTTAGAGCCTAAAGTTAATAATGAAAATTCTTCTTTCAATAATTTCTCCACTAATGAAGAAATCATTTCAGATTTATTTTCATCCATATCCTCTTTTTTGGAGTCAATGTTTTCGATAGCAGCTTGAAGAGCCATTAAGGCCGCTTTTTCGTTTTTGCAGCCAACATTGCATAACATATTTCTCAATAAGTTACGTTGACCCATAAAGTAAGGGTCAAATTTCTCTCTAAGCATATTTCTAGCAACTTTGTCTAAATTGCCGTCCATCAATTTAGAAAGAAATTGTTTTTCCTTTCTGGATGCATAAGAGATTGTCATAAAGTCTCCTTGCATCCATTTAACGATGTCGATAGCCAATTGATTAATTTTGACTTTGCCAGAACCAAGATAAGAACGAACTTTATCAAGTTTTTGAACTTTCTCAGCTAAGTCTTTAACCTCCTCTTGTACTAATATCATTGCTTCATCTCTTGTTTGGCTCATAAGAGATTCTACATAATTTGTTTTTTCATTATCAGTATCTTCGGATGCATTATTCATCACTGTTTTTGCATCCCAATCAATTTTTACTTCCTTCACCTCCTTCATGGCAGAACGAACTTTTTTCATTTCGTCTGCATCGATAATTTCTTCAGGAAGTACGAAAGTTTTTGCGGCATCAATGCCATATTCTTGACTATATCTGCCTAAATCTTGACCTAATTGAGCAACAACTAGCAATGTATTCACATCTGTAGCATCTGCTTTTTCTAATAAAGCTACAGACTTTTGTAACACTTCTGGTGTTACGTTAAGAACATGAGTTTCGTTGCCATACAAATAATCTGTATGACAATTTACTTCAAGCAAATCTTTAAAATCAGAAAACTTTAATTTTAAAGAACCTTTAAGCCATCCTAATTGTTGGATAGCCTTTACGGCTTCTTGAATTAATTTTTCATTGCCAGAAGCAATGTTTTGTTCAAGAATATTAAAAATTTTAAAGTTGTTGGTGACAATACCAATGTCACCAATTTCTTTACGAACAACTTCCATCATATATGTGATTGTAATGTCTTGTGTCATTTTATTTTCCTCCTATAATTAACACAAAAGAAGCTATTATCCAATTCTAGCAATAATAGCTTCAAATTCCTTTACTTTTTCGATGATTTCTTTTTCGGTGATATTACCAGTTTTATCACCATCAAAATCAAGACCTGCGAGCATTTCCATAATCTCAGAAATAGCAGGCAATACATTTAACCCTGGTTTTAGATTTCTAACCAGATTTTTAAATTCTTCAAACGCTTCACGACTCATTACACCAGCAGCTCTACTGATGTATTCATTCTTTGTTAAACATTTGACTACCATGTACTCATGATTACCCATCTTAGGGTACTTAATCATGAGTACTTCTTTACCTTCCATCCCAGGAATAAAAGCTTCCCCAAAATGAAGCAATCCTTGATTACAGAAAAGTAAACTAAGTTCTGGTACTACTGCACCATAGTCTCCCTCACAAGGAAGATTCATATCATTCACAATATTACAAATGCCTTCTATAGCATTGTCTACTTGTGAACGATATAAACTAGCACTTTGTTCCTGTACAAAGTCAGGTCTTAGTTGAGCCATTAATTGACCTACGTCACCGTAAAGGTCTTTCAAATAAGCATCAGATACTTCTTGTTTTCTGAATGCTTCCAATTTTTTCTCAACTAATTTTTTAGTCTTTTCCAAAATTAAAGAACGAGTTCCTTCTGGGTCAGCTGTAAACAATGTATCACAAAGCTGTCCGCTCATCTTTATCTCTCCATGTCCCTCGTGAGACATTTCGAGAATATTAAAATAGCTAGTTTCTTCTGGCCAGAATGGAGCCTTAAATCCATTCATATCAGAAAGAAAATCAACTTGAGAAAAACGGGACTCTTCAGTCATCGTAACAATGACTAACTTACCCCAGAATTTGGAGTCTTTATGCTTATTGAGTGCAGAAATGAATTCGCTTCTGTCTTCTTTAGACATAGAAGGAATATGGAGATGAACGATATTATCAAGACCACCGCAGCGATTTTTAATCACATGAACAATAGTCTTAATGGTTACACTCGTAAAGTAACTTTTAATACTGTAAGGTCTCGCTTGTAGACCTTGACCAAGTACTAAAGATTCCTCGACTTCAAATGGAGTACCTAAGTCCTCCAACTCCTTGTTAAGAGCCATGGTTAATTTCTTAACATTAAAAAGTGCTGATCCATCGAAATACTCGTATTGTTCGGTAAGTCCTCCTTCAAACTTACCAAAAAATACTGCGTACTTCTCAATTGGAGCTAAACGTTTTTGAAACGCCTTCATTTGGCTCAAACGAGTAGATGCTTGACTTAAAGACTTATTGATTTTTAAAGTAGACATAATATTTTCCTCCCTATTATGTTTAAATAAAAAATAATTATAAAAATAAGAGTTGCTCACTAATCAGCAAGCAACTCTGTTAATAGTTCTTCATACATGCCATGGTGCACACTACGTGACCATTCAGCGTTGTTGAAGTTTTCTACGCCATGTGTTGCATAAAGAAGTACTTCAAACTTCTTTGCATGACTAGAACTAGCTACAGCACAGCAATGCCCATTAGGCACGCCATACCAAACAGCTTCATCTACTGGAAAATCTTCTTTGATTTTTCCAGTAAGAATATGTTTAAAACGAGATAAATTATTTTGGTCTTGAATAAAGAATTCACCTCTCCATTTGTAAAGACCGTTTTTAATAGACTCTGCAAATTTAGCAGGAATCTTAACATGAATAAAAGCTTCAGAAAAACGCTCTACTACTGCCTCAATAGGCACGAGCTTATAATCATTCGCCCATTGATACGTGCGAACTTGAGCCTTTTCCAAAACAGAATCTTCTAAATAAAACAATTCATTGTTTTTAGTTGGTGATGTAACGTGGCTAGTCATGCCCAAACGATTGTTCTTAACAAATAGGTCAAGAGCCAGAATGTTAATACGTTCTGGCATGTTGCTCGTGTTTGTTTTGATTATCTCACGAACAACGTTCCATTTTCTAAGTTTTACTTTTTCCATAATTTACCTCCATATTAAAATTAACAAGAAAAAGAATTAAAATAAAAAAGTGTTTTTTTAATGTGGAACACTTTTAAATAAACCATAGAAAATTAGAACAAAGACATTTGTTGTGGTAACTTCGACTCCTTCCATTTTTTAAATAATGCCTTTAAAGAATCTAAGTTAAACGTTCTATACTTCTCCATAGTCGAAGCATCGATACGTTCTAACTCTAAAAACATAATATTATCTCGTGTATACGTACCGAGGCCATTACAGCCTCGGTAATTATCCATTAAATAACGAAAGAACTCACCACCTCCTTTTACGGCGACTAATCTTACGTTATCTTTACTAACGTAAGACACTTTAAAAAGAACACTATTGACTTTACCAAGATTGTACAATTTCATAATATTTTACCTCCTATTATGAAAAACAAAAAAAAGAAATACAAAAATATATTTCTTATATAAATACTTAATATAAAAAATAAATCATATTAAGTACTTATATAAAAAGAGCTAGTATGTTTAAAGTGCCCTAGCTCTTGGCACTATTAGATTATCGGCGGATTAAGGTTATAATGCAACAACCTACAAACCAACCAAATGCTCCTGCAAAAGCAAGAATCATTTTTTGTTGTTCTGTCATGAGATTCACCTCCTTTCGAATAAACAACTAATTAAAACGGAACATTAGAATCTACTAAGGATTCAGTTTCGAAGTCTATACCACCAAAATATTTTTCAGTGACTTCTTCATAACGAAGTACTTCACAAGGACAACCAAAACGGTCTTCTTGATAGACCGCTTCACCTTCTTGTTTCATCCAAGCAACATCAAACAACATATTCGCTACTCGTTGTGCCTCTTCAGAAAGTTCACCATCATAAAAAAGAAATTCTCCTTCATCTCCTAAGAGAATCCATAACTCAAAACAATTTCTTTTTTCTTGCTCAATTAAACGATAATTAGCAATGCCAATATCATCAAAAGAAATTCCCTTTCCGTCAAAATATGCAGTATCAATAACTGCGGAAGAGCAAATTTGAATAAGTGTTACAGAAATTTGGTTCATTAAGTTCATCATGGTATGTTTCCTCCTATACCAGAAATAGAATAAAATTAAAAATAAAAATAAAATTAATAAAACAAACGCTTAACTATTGTTTTATACACTAATGTCCACTCATCCCTTTTACATTGTTTAAAAGTTTTCATATTAAGTAAATATAAAAGAATATTGGCAACATTATAAAAACTACTTTGTGATGGCTCCCAAGAATTATTATCAGATGAATCTATTTCATCTTCAAAGCTACCATAACAAAAAGCAAGTCCTTCTAATAACTCGCCTTTAGAGAATAATAAAGATAATGTTTTAGCAATAGATTTCTTTTCTTCGTTATTAAACCCTCTACCTTTTTCAGCCATCATTTTAGTTTCAGTTGTTGCAATAGAGATTACTAATTCTTTAATTGTTTTCATGGTTATTTACCTCCAGTAAAATAAAAAAGAAAAAGACGGTATATTTTACTTGCCCCGTCTAAAAGGCAAAAAGAATTAATTAAGCCATGTATTTACAATACAAAGCCCAATTGTCGGCATCGATGATGCCTTCTAAGTAATGGTCTTTACCATCTGCGGTAGAGATAGATAGAGACGCTTTTCCAGAAGTTTCATCTACTTCCAAAAAAGAAAGAAAAATAGGTGTATTAATTTGGAGTCCATCTCCAAAAATACCTTTTTCACAAATACCAACGGAAAAAGCATTGGATAAAAATTTGTTAAAATCAACAGTTGCCATAATAGTACCTCCTATAGTATAAAATAAAAAGAGCTATCTTATTTAACGTCGCATAGCTCAGAGTACGACAAGATAGTAACAGAGTAGTATATCTTACTTACGATACACTACTGTTACTTTCATAACACTGCCAGGTTTCAAGTTCCCAGCATCAACACCAGACTCGTGAATCGTAATATCACGAGATTCATTAATGTCAACACTATCAAGATTGATTCCTTGTTCACGAGCAGAATTAATTACCAATTGATTTACAGTATCACCGCCACGTACAGTAACATTATTAGTTATTTCATGAGTAGATGGTGTGATAGCAAAGAAGAGAGAAGCAGAAATAATAGATACGATTGCGATAGTTTTAACAGATTTCATAATAATTTACCTCCAAGTAAATAAATAAAAAAAAAAGAAAATAAAAGAAAAGAGTTAGTATTTAGTATTCGCCCTAACTCACGGCGAAAAATAGCAATTAGAAATCGTCTTCTAAGTCATTCCAATCACTATCGTCATGGTCTTCCCATTCATCCTCTTCATCTTGAGGAAGCATGTCGAACAACTCACCAACAAGCTCCCAAGACTCTTTGTTGAATGTGCCACGAACAGCACAACCCATGAAACGTAATTCATGGATTGGCTCTTCGCCAGGAATATTGATGACAAATGTGCGAACTTCACAAAGTCCTGTGGATTTCGTATCCACTTGAATACCATCAGTTCCGTCTTGGAACTTAGATACCTCAACCGCTCCTTTTACAAAAGCAGTTAAGAATTCATTAATGTTTGTAGTGTTTTCGTAAGTTGTGTTCATGATATTTTCCTCCTGTCATGAAACAAAATAATCTGTATTTAAAAAGTCGCCCAGATTAAAAAAGGCGAGAAAAATAAAAACTTCGAAACCTGAAACGAACCCGGGGGCTCAAAACTTTCAGGCACAAAATTTTCATTTATACCTACTACTCCTCACAAAATTTTATATTTTTTTAATCTCCTATAAGAAAAAATTTTGTACAATTTATTTTACTATCCCTCCCAAAAATTTTCATTTAACATTTCATATATATATTTTTTATCAAGAGTCTTTCTTTTAACTCTTTTCCGTATCTGTAATATTTAGGCATGAAAAAAGAGACGGTCCGAGGTTAACCGTCTCTTAATTCAATAAGGAGTTGTATGTATCACGTCTTTTATCACCATGAAAGACTAGAAAAACTATATAAGTAAGTATATCTTATTTTACGAGGAGGTTTCACATTACTTATTTTGCATGCAAATAGTTTTTCTGTTATTATTATAGAGTAATATAATAAATGATGCAAGTATTTTTTTAATATAAAATAAAAAGGAGGAAAATAAAACATTGTCAGATAAAGAGTTAATAGAGTCTGGTGCTGAAGACACTTGGTCTGAAGAAGAAGAATTAAATGGTCTCGTTAAAAAAAGAGAACGCTTCGAAAAATTAATGACTAAGAATGATAACCCTTGGGGATTATCTCCTAAAGCTATGGAAAGTAAAAAAGCTGCCATGACTATGTTAAGTACTAAAAATGGTATGTTCGCTAAAGTACCTTTAATATGTAAAGGTAAAGTTTGTCCTTATTCTCAAACATGTGAATTATTAAAATATGATATGGCTCCTGTCGGTGAATATTGCCCGACTGAACTTGCTCAAATAGATATTAGAGCTATGGGATATTCTTCTGATATAGATATTAATACTGCTAGTTTTACAGATAAGAATTTATTATCTGAATTAATTACTCTCGATATTATGTTAGAACGATGCAAAGCATTACTCGCTAAAGAAGGTACACCTGTACTTGATATGGCTATTGGTGCTGATAGGGAAGGTAATGAAATTGTTCAACCGACGGTATCGAAAGCTTGGGATGCATATGAACGTATGAGTAAGAAAAGAGATTCGGTATATCAATTATTAATGATGACTAGAAAAGATAAAGTTAAAAATAAAGAAGAAGAGCAAACTGTGTCTTTGGCTGATATGATGAAAGATATTATTGACATGGAAGATATTAAAGAATGAGTATAATTAGTTCAGCTAAAAAAATAGGTGGAGCATTCGTTAATTTAAAAGCAGTCGGTGAAGGAAAATATAGTAGTCATATTAAAATTCCTACACCTACTAAATTAGGATTAGGTGCGATTGTCGGTGCTGGCATAATTGGTTCTGCTAGTAAAGGCAAAGATGATTATGAAAATTATTCATTAGGTACTATCGATAATACAGTACAGAATGCGACACCTTTTGTTGATGATAAAAAAGAATACAGTAATACTGGTAGTGTAGATGGTAGTCTAGCATTCGCATTACATCAGAATCGATTTGGTTAATTATGATTACATATATTATAAAAATATTCAATGAATGGCTAAACAGTATTTCTTATGAATATAAAAGTGTGAGTGCTGGTTCTAGTATAAAATCTTTATATAAAATATACAGAAAGGATTGAGATTATATGGGTATGTTTAATAAACCAATTAATGGTTTTAAAGTCATTGCTGATGTATGGAAACGTGGCGATAGATTACAAGCCAGTGCAACAAGTGCCGCTGTAGCTACTTCTGTTATTGGTGGTGGTATTGCTGGTAATCGTGTCGGTAATAGCCAAGGACATGAAGGTATCGGTACAGCAGCTGGTAGTGGTTTAGGTATTGCTGGCGGTTTAGCTTTATTGGGTAAAATCGGTAAATGATTTTAGGTAAAGCAGTAAAAGCTGTTGGTCGTGCACTTAAACCTACTTTTAAACCTGATGTCACTAAATTAAATGTAGCTATGGGTGCCTTTTCTTCTTATAGTGCATATAATGAAAGCAGACAAGAAGGTAATGGTATGGCTAGTTCTTTATTTAAAGGTGCGTCTGAATTCGGGTTAAGTATGTTTGGTATGAGTACCTATTTAGGAGCACAAGCATTAATGAATGCTCCTGAATATGCGACTAAAGGATATCAGGCATTACGTGAACATCAGAATTTGATGGCACAAAGAGCGAGTGGTCAACCATTTCAAAATGCTATGTTTAATGAAACAGATGGTGCCTATACTATGCGTCAAGCAGCCATGAATGTCATGAAACGAACACAATATAATAATAAAATGGCAGTCATGGGTAATGAAGCCAAATATATGAAACGATGATATAAAAGAGATTAGTAGAAATACTAGTCTCTTTTGTGCTATACTAAAATAGTATATTAATGGAATCTTTTTTTAACTGAAGGAGGATATCGTTGGCATTCCAATTAAATGAAATTGAAAAAGCCAAAATGCGGGAAATTGTGAAAGACCCAGTTTTATGGGCCAAAGCATTCGTTAGAACTAACGACCCGAAAACTAAAAAAGTAGTCCCCTGGGAAGCTCGTGATTATCAAGCTGAAATGTTACGAGATACCCATACTCGATTAGTATTCAGATGTGGCCGTCGTTGTATACACGGCAACAGTATGATTTACGATGCGAGTAAAGGTTATTATGACAATGCAGAAAGAATTTTTAATGACAGAAAAGATAATTTTGCCGTTATTGCATATAATGAAGAAACTATGCAACCAGAAATTAGAAGAGCTAGAATCTGGGAGAATGGTTATAGAAAATGTTTAAAGATACGAACGAATTTAGATAATTTTATTACGGTAACGGATAATCATCCTGTACTAACACCAACTGGCTGGAAAGAAGCTGGCGAGCTTAAATATGAAGATTTTATCGCTATGCCAAGCGAAATTAACCATTTCGGAAATGTCGTTAAAGAAGAAAAAGAAATTCGTTTATATGCTACTATATTAAATTGTGGTAGTAAGAAACATAATAAATACGGCTTTTTATTAGTTAAAAATTCAGAAGGATATAAGGCAGCTAAAAAAGCGCTGAAAGCATATGGTGCTAAATTAAAAGCAACTGATGATGAGTTCTTTTTCGTAACAGATAACGAAGAAGTAAATAAGATGCTTACAGACTATTTAGATATTAAATATATTCCAGAAGAATTTAAACAATTAAATAAAGAAGGCTGTATTATATTAATAAACGAATTATTTAAAATTCATTCAAATGTAAAACGCAAGCGATATATAGAAACTAATTTATCGTTACTAACGGTTACGTATCAAAATAAAAGAAAATTTTTATTATTTTATATACAAATAGTATTAAGAAAATTCGGTATCTATTGTCGATTAAATATAACGAATGATTTCAATGATATTCATTTCGATAAAAGTGAATTTAGCGTTAAACTAATCGATACATTTAAACTCGATAATCTTAAAAAAAGAGTGCATAAAGATAGCTACAAATATTATAGTAGCGTTGCTTATGAAAAAAAAGATGTGACTCCTAAATCTATTATTAGTATCTTAAATACATTAACTAAAGGGAATAAAAAACAGATACATAAAGAATTAGGATTAGAAAAAACATATAATAAATCGTTAAAGTCTGCATTAACTGTTTTACATCATTTTGATATTTACGACTATGACTTATTATTAACTTCTGAAAATATCGTTTGGGGACGTATCGTTAGTATTACGCAAGATGAAGAAGAATCTATGACATACGATGTAGAAGTAGATACTCATCATAATTTCGTAGTCGATAATATGATTACTCATAATACTGGTAAAACAGAAACTATGATTATTAGTGCGTTACATAAAATTTATACGAAACCAGCTTTTCGTGTTTTATTTGCCGCTCCCTATGAGCATCAGATAAATGCGTTCTGGATGCGTATTAAAGAAATTCTAGCTAATAGTCCGTTACTCAATAATGAAGTCAAACGATTAATTAATAGTCCATATATGTTAGAACTTAAAAATGGTTCTGCTATTTTAGGTTTTACAACAGGTGCTTCCTCTGGTTCAAATGCAGCCAGTATGAGGGGTCAACGCGCTGACTGGCTGTACTTAGATGAACTCGATTATATGGCCAGTGGTGACTATGACACTATTGCTATGATTGCAGCCGAACGTGAAGATATTGGTATTACAGCTTCATCTACGCCAACTGGTAAACGTAGTACATTCTACGATATGTGCACCGTAAAATCGATGAATTACCACGAGCATTATCATCCTAGTCATGATAACCCTGGTTTTACTCAAGAAATGGATGATTCTTTTAAATCTACTATGACGGCTTCTGCCTATGAACATGAAATATTAGCAGAGTTCGGTACAGAAGATT